TGGTTGTACACCTACCAATCCACAATTTGGATTTGTAGCTGGTGGCTTGTATGTTGGACAGCTTGGAAACTTAGTAATAAAGACATATGATTCTTCAGTAATTACTTTAGTATCAGCAAGTGGATTCATACCTGGCATTGTAACTGCCGTATCTTCTTCATCAACAGCTGCATCAATTGTAGCATTTAAATAAATTGAATGTTAAATCTAAACCTTAATATAAACAAAGCCTTAGGTGGTATGGGTTGTATTGGTGTTATGAAAAATAACTATTCTGCATCTATATTAGTTATAGGTGGCGGTGGTGGTGGAGGTGATGATACTAATGCAGGCGGAGGTGGAGGCGGTGGAATGGCTGTTTCCCAAAGTATTAGTATTGTACCAAACCTATTATATACAATTAATGTTGGTGGAGGTGGAGCAATAGATACAAATGGACAAGATTCAAATCTAATTGGATTTGATGATAGAGATGATATACCAATACAATTCTCAGCGCAGGGTGGTAAAAAAGGAGAAATAGGTTCAAACCCAATAGGTGGAAACAGTGGTTCAGGCAGTATTGTAAGGGCTGGTGTTGTTACATCATATCCTGCATTTACAGGCGGAACTGCAATAAATACTTCAAATGCTTTCGGACCTCTAAGAGCAGGAGGTGGTGGTGCATCAAATTCACAAAATGGTGGAAATGGTTCTTCGGCAGGTAATATTGGAACAGGTGGAAATGGAGCAAATGGAGTCACTTCTGGTGGAGGTGGCGGCGGATTCAGTTTTGGACCTTCTGGTCCAAACGGTGTAGCAGGAGGTGAAGGTTCTGCAACAAGCAATACAGGAAAGGGAGGAAATGGAAAAAGCACACAAATTGGTGCAAGAGCTGCTTCAGCAGGTACAACAGGTGCAGTAAATATAATTTATAGTGGACAAACTAAAGCAACTGTTACAAATGCAACAACAACATTTTTAGATGGGTTTACAACTCATAGTTTTAATTCAGGAAGTGGAACTTTTATTTATACATTTCCATTTCCGTGGGCACAGCCTGCAACTCCTTATCAAGTTATTCTTTGTCCTCCAACATATAAAGAATAAAAAATTACTATATTTTAATATACAATTGTTAAATAACTAAATACAAATAATATGAATGCAACATTAGTATTAAAGAAGATTCTCCAAAACTTAGCTTTGGTTAAAGAAGAGGAAGAATTAACATACGCAAAATTAGCTGATGGAACTATCTTACAATCCCCAACTTTTGATGTTGGTGAAGATGTAGATGTTGTATCAGATAGTGGTACAAAAAGTGCAGCACCAGATGGTGAGCATGAAATCGTACTAAGTGATTCTGAAGGAAAAGAAGTAAGAATCAAAATCATTACTAAAGACGGTAAAATCGTAGAGAGAGAAAACGTTGAAGTAAAAACAAAAGCAGAAGATGAAGCTGTTAAAATGGAATCAATCGCTGGTGGTGATATGGGTGATGATGATAAGGAAGATGATGAGGAAACAGCAGAACCTATTTCTGAAGATATGAAGAAAGATGAGGAAATGAAAAAGAAGATTGAAGAAATGACTTATCGTATTGAAGAATTAGAAAAGAAATACAACGAAATGGTAAAAGAAAAAGTTGTAGAAGAAGGTGAGAAAGCAGAAGAAGTTAAAGCAGAACCATTACCTGGCGATAAAGCAGAGAAGATGGCAGCTGTAGATTCTGAAGAAGAGGAAGAAGAACTTCCTAAATTGGATGGTGCACCAATAGATGAAAATGCACAAAAAGTATTAAACATAAAATTCAATAAAACATTGAAAGTAGAAAACTACCAAAACAGTGTTTTATCTAAACTTTATAAATAAAATAAATTAGTAACAATGAAAAAACAACAAAATTTCACACAGCCTAGCGTTACAACAACCTACGCTGGTGAGTTCGCAGGTAAGTACATTGCAGCGGCATTGTTATCAGCTAAGACTTTGGACAATCAGTACATCACAATCATGCCGAATGTGAAGTTTAAGAGTGTTATCCAAAAGATTGCAGTTGATTCAATCGTAAACGATGCATCTTGTAACTTTACCACTTCTGGTACTGTAGCTCTCTCTGAGAGAATCTTAGAACCAAAAGAACTTCAAGTAAACCTTGAATTATGTAAGCAAGAATTCGTTGATAGCTGGCAAGCTCTTCAATTAGGATTCTCTGCATTCGATGAAATTCCCAGGGACTTTAATGATTTCCTCATATCTTACGTCTCCGCAAAGGTTGCCCAGGCTACTGAAATCTCTATTTGGAGAGGAAACAACGCAACTAATGGTGAATTTGGTGGATTATATGCCGCCCTATCATCTTCAGTTGTAGCAGGTGGAGCAAACGCACCTGTAACATCTTCACAGTCTGGCTCAATCAGTTCTACTGATGTATTATCTAAATTAAATTCTTTAGTTGATGCAATCCCTGCAGAGGTATATGGTAAAGAGGACTTGTTGATTTACATCCCTACAAACGTAGTTAAGGCTTATCAACAAGCATTAGCTGGTGGAGCGCAGGGAGCAAATGGTTTCAACAACCAATTAAACGTTGGAGAGAAGCCATTGAACTTTAATGGTATTGAATTAGCACATTGCCCTGGTCTTGCATCTTCTGCTATGGTGGCAGCACAAAAATCTAACTTGTACTTTGGTACTGGTTTATTGAGTGACCATAACGAAGTAAGAGTATTGGATATGGCTAACTTAGATGGTTCGCAGAACTATCGTATCATTATGAGATACACAGCTGGAACACAATATGGTATCGGTACTGATATTGCTATCCATAAGAACTATTAATATATTGAGTGAATAATGGGAGGGTTCATTCCCTCTCTCACTCCAATATGTTAAACAAAAATTAACTTAAAAAAAAACAAAAACTATGGCATGTGAATTAACAATTGGTAGAAATGAACCTTGTAAAGATTCAATCGGTGGTTTAGATTCAGTTTTCTTTGTAAATTATTCATCAGGCTCATTATCAACGTCCTCTCAGGCGAATGGTGATGCATTGATTGAAAGTTTACCTTCTGGATTAATCGCTTATCAATACCAACTAAAAGGAAATTCTAGCTATACTGAAACAGTTAATTCTTCAAGAGATAATGGTACTACATTCTTTTCACAAGAATTAGTTCTTAACTTAAAGAAATTAACTAATGAGATGACTACTCAATTAAAGTTGATGGCTTATGGACGTCCTCAAATCTTCGTTCACACTAACGCGGGTGATACCCTTTTGGTTGGACAGAGAGAGGGTGCAGATGTAACCGGTGGTACTATTCAAACAGGAGCTGGATTGGGTGACCTTTATGGTTATTCAGTTACATTTACTGGATTAGAACCATTCCCAGCACCATTCGTATCAGGCTCAACATTTGGTAACCCATTTGGAGCTATGGCGAATCAACCAACTATTGTAGGAAATACAAACTCATAGTATAGTAAAGAAATAATAAGAAGGGTAGCACAGGTGTTACCCTTTTTTTATGTCTATTACTATTATTGATACCTAAATTGTTAAAATAGAAAGGTAAATACAAGCTAAGTACATCATGCTAACATTTATATCATCAGGCAGTAATATATGGACATTTAGATGTCAACCAACAGGTAGTTCAAATCTTACAATACATTTGCAAGATATGATAACATTGGAAAATTATTCAGCATCTTTATCAAATTATACATACAATGCTTATGAGAGCCTTCTATCTTTTACAAGCTCTCAGATATCCACATTGGTAAGTGCAAGTGTAGGTACTCAGTATAGAGCACATATCAACGATACCACTTGCTCTATTTGGCATGGTTCAGTAGCTGTATTTACTTCACAATCAATTAATAAACCATCTTATGTAAATCAGATTCCATTAGAAGATGTTTATGTAAGTAATGTGACTGATAACGAATATATAATCTTAGAATAGTATGAAATTAAATCAAAATTTAGCGGTTGTAAATTTAGCACAACAAGAAATCCCAGTCATTACTGAGGATACAAAAACACGCTATCAATGGGTGCCTGTTGGGATAATTGGACCTGATGATTTCTTTAAGAATATAATTGATTCCTATAATAATTCTACAACTAATGCAGCTTGTATTGAAGGTATAGCTGATTTGATATATGGTAAAGGTATATTTACAAAGAACTCAGCTTTTGAAGAAGCCTTAGGTAAGATACTTCCGCAAGAAGAATTAAAAAGGTCAATCTTTGATTTAAAATTGTATGGTAATGCTGTCATCCAAGTTTATTGGGATGATTCTCATACAAAGATTATAAAGATGTATCATTCTCCAGCACAAAACTTTAGAGCAGAAAAATTATACAATGAACCGAAAATCCAAAACTTCTATTATTGCACAGATTGGAGTGACCATAAAGCACAAAGAAACAAGAAAAAAATACCTGCTTTTGGTACTTCGTCAGATAAAATGGAAATCTTATGGATTAAAAACTATTCGCCGGGCAAATACTATTACTCACTGCCTGATTGGGTTGCTGCACTTCAGTTTTCTTTTGTAGAAGCTGAATTGAGTAATCTTCATCTAAACAATATTGAGAATGGTTTCTTACCTGTGGTGATGTTGAATATGAATAATGGTATTCCAGCGCCTGAGGAAAGAGATACAATTGAAGACCTGATTGAAGCAAAGTTTACAGGCACCAGAAATGCTGGAAGATTCATTGTAACATTTAACGATGACCCAGAAAGAAAACCAACAATTGATGTAATACAAACTGATAATTTACATGAGAAGACAAGATATGTTGCAGAATATGCGCAAGACAGAATCTTAGTTGCACATAGAGTAACATCTCCCCTTTTGTTTGGTATCCGAACAATATCGAATGGTTTTAGTTCACAATCAGAGGAAATGAAAACAGCATACTCTATTTTACAAACAATGACAGTGACACCTTTCCAAAACTTAGTAATCAACTTTTTAGCTGAAGCATTTGATAAAGGTGGTTATCCTGATTCACAATTATTCTTTGAACAATTAACACCATTGGTTATACTTTCACAAACCGCTGATGAAACTGGAAAGAGTGTAGAGGAGGTTAAAGATGAAATCAATAAACAGGCTGAAAACCCAGCTGAGATTGATGATAATCCATCAGCAGTAGATGAGAATATAGAAACTGAAACCCTAAGTGATTATAGTAGAAGTAATCCTAATTTCTCAAAAAACTTTGAAACATATAAATTATAAACCAATATGGCATACGCTTTATTTATAACCCGTAATGATATAATCAAAAATACCCCACTTCAGGGTTCTATTGATGCAGATAGATTACTAAATTTTGTAAGAACTGCGCAAGATAAATACTTAAAAAATCTCTTAGGAACTGTACTTTTTGAGTTTCTTCAAGATGAGATAGAAGCAGGTACTTTCAATTCATTAGGTACTGCTTATCAAGACCTTATGAAAGAACATATCAAGCCCACTCTAATTTGGTACTCTTGCGTTGAATACATCCCTTTTAGTGGGGTACAATTCAAAAGTGAAGGTGCGGTTAAGCATGAAACCGAAACGGCAAAATCAATAAGCAAAAACGAAATAGATTACCTTCTACAAAAAGCTATGAATAATGCTGATTATTACGCAACAAGAATGCAAAACTATTTAATTTCATTCTCAAACGATATACCACAATATTACGAATCAGTAGGAAATCAAACTCAGATATATCCTGATATGGGTAATGCATACTTTGGTGGAATAAATTTATAATGATATGCCTGTAAATCTAGTCAATAACTTAGGTACTAATTACGTTTTATACTATAACGTAATAAATTACTTCAAAACAATAATGAATAATCACCCATCTATTCAAAGGGTTACTTATGGTAGCAATTATGAATTAGATAGTGATGAGTTTCCACAATATCCTTTTGGTAATGTAATGATTACA